GGTATTATTTAATTCGGTTTTTTAGGGTAAAAAAGTGCCTGTTAAGTTCTCGCCGTGTTTAATCACAGCAATAACATAGATACTCAAACTATTGTAAAATAGACGAAATCCTGTCGTAAAGGTCTTTGTGTGCTTCTGCACCTGGGTGGCAACCATCTGGAAATAAGTTGCTAGATTGCATATTAGAAATAACTGCTTCTGCTAGAGTAATATGTTTGGAAAGATTATCGGCTCTAACATCTAAATCTAGTAGAGAAGGCACAGCACTGCTAAGATGATCTGTGGCTTTCATTGCTAATAATTCTGCTCTCCAATCTGGTACACAATAATGTACTTGTAGATATGAGTTCAACGCAAATGGATCTAACGGTGCTGCACCGCCAATTGCAATTAGTTTAGCATTAGGAATTTTTTGTAGTATATTGTTTATACCATTGTATGTGAGATGTCTCAATTCACTTAATTGACTATAGAGTAATGTAGCATCAACTTTATCTCTGTCTCTAAGTAAACTTGTACACATCCAAATAATATAATCTATGTTAGTGTCTTGTTGTAATGTTAATTCTGTGTACTCTTCTGATGCTAGTTGTAAGTCGCATACAGTGTTTCCATCTAAAAGACTTTCAGCACGATCAATTGCTTGTAAGTTACTACTGCCATTTACAGAAACATTGTATACATTGTGCCCTGCATTTGCTAACAATCTCGATAAATGATGATTACCATTTGCTGTACCTTCTGCTACCATAGGCCAATCTGGTACACCGTAACTATCACCTAACATTAATATATTCATAAATGTATTTATTTAAGTCAAAAAAAAGCACACTAAAAAGTGTGCTTTCTCTTATTCTTATAAGTCTGTTAAGGCTTACTGGAATGCTACGTTTGACAATGAAATTGCATCAACGTAGTCTGCTGCGTTACCCAAAGATGAAGCAGTGTTTGTTAGTTCTTTATAACCATAACGTGTCATAAAGCTAACTACTGGTTCAAATGTGCTTGGATCCATAACTGGACCTGTGCTCATTAATGGGATATATGGGCAGTAGAATGCTGGAGCATCTGATTCGCTTGAACCTTTGTAACCAACAAGTACTTTAGTACCGTCAGCTGCGTAGTTGTCTACGAATACTTTGATTGTTCCGTTTAATGTTCCAACAAACTTAGTGTTTGTAGGAGCGTCAAAAGAACCTTCAGTTGTTCTTGCGAACGTTGAAGTTGATGCACTTTGCAAGATTGTTAACGCTTCTGGAGATACTACAATGTAGTTACCTGCACCACGTCTTGTTCTTGCTGCGATTCTGTTAGCTGCTCTATTGATTTCAATAGCCAATGCTGCGTGTCTGTCACCAACGTATACTGATTGTCCACTTAAAGAACTAAAGTCTAAAGTAGTACCAGCACCTGCTAATGAACGTAATGAACCGATAATTTCTTGGTCGATTTCAACTACGATTTCTTGTGCTAAAGCCTGCATAATTTCAGCTTCAACATCAACACCGTGCATTGATTCTGCATCTTGAGCTGCCTCAAAAGTCCAACGAGCTGATAAACGTCTAGTTTTAGCTTCTACTGTTTCTTTTAAGATCTGAATGCTCATTTTCTTACCTGGGTTTCCTTCAGCTGCTGCTGTAGCATCTGGAGAACCTGCGTAAGTTGAAGCAAGTTTGAAAGGACTTAAAGCCTCATCACCTGCTGTTGCCCCACCTGCAGTTTCCGCATAACGGACTCTTAGTGTGTGGATTTGGCCAACTGGACCAGTCATTGGTTGAACACCGACTAGCTCGTTAGCTATTACTGAAGGCATAACCCTTCTGATTAAAGGTAACATTACCTTGTTTAAAGTTGCGACTGAACCTGCACCTGTAGCACCTGTAGTTGCGGCCTCTGACAAATAGCGTTTTGTATTTTCGAGGACCACATCCAATGAAGATTTTCTGTTTCCAGAAACACCTTCGAGCAATGCTTCTTTGGTTGCGGACCAGTTGCTTTCAAATAAATTTGCCATTATTAATTACTCCTGTTATTTTGAAAGTCCGGCTAGTTTTTTAATGTAATCTAATTCAACTACATTATCTGTTTCGTCATCAGAAGCTGCTTTCACAGTTTCTTTGTTACCAGTGTGTTCTTTAATCACTGATTCAGACAATGTCTTCTTAACTCTAGGTGTTTCGCCATCTAAAACACTAGGTAAGTACTTGTTAAAAGCACTTTCTAGTTTTTCAGTGGTAACACTTTCAAGTAGATCTGACATAATTTCTTTCTTCTCTTTGCCAAGTGGCGCCATTAGTTCGTTAAGTGTCTCTTTACGAGTATAACGATCTTCTGCTATTTTTAACTTGCTTTCAGTAAGTTTAGATGCTTCTTGCGATGCTTCTATAGTTGCTGTTGCTTCGTTAATCTTAGTTTCCATCTCAGCGAGTGTTCTCTGTAATGTCTTAATTTCTTTGCTTTCGTTTAAGTACGATGTGTTGTACTCGTTAGCGAAAGATTCAAAAATTCGACGTCCAAAGTCATTTTCACGAGCTTTAGTGATGTCATTACGGAAAGATTTAACTTCTTCAGTGATAACTGTGTTGATTTTATTCTCAACCAAGTCAGCTGCTTTAGAAATGAAAGCCTTCTTAGCATTCGCTAATTGTGCTTTACCTTCTCTTACCATTTTAACTTTTTGCTCTACTAATGATTTCTTATCTTCGTGGAACTCAGCAATTTCAGTTGCTAAAGATTCTGTAATAAACTCATCAAGTTTAGTAACATGTTCTGCTACTCTTGATTTGTCTGCTCTTAGTTCTTTAACTTCTTTTGCTAAGTTTTCAGTTACGAAAGAATTTAATAGTTTAGCGTGTTCACTAATGGCTTTGTGATATTTGACTCTGTCTTCCGCCAATGCACCTTTTTCTTCTGCAATTTCTGCCACTTCTGCTGTAACCTTATCAGTGATAAAGTTATCAACTGCTTCAACGATCTTGCTCTTATCGTGCTCGTATCGTTGTGCAAACTCCTCACGAAGTTCTGCAGTAAGTGATTCTCTTGCTTCAAGTACTTTGGCTTCCCATGCTTCTTGTAGAGATTCTTTAACTTCAGAAGTTAAATCTGTCCCTTCAATTAGGTCTTTAAATGTCACTGCCATAGTAGTCTCCTACTTCCTGTTATATTTTTAATTCTTTGATAAGTTTGTGAATCTCACCTACCAAATGTTTTTCTGCACTCATGTCGTGTGTAACTTGTCCGGCTAATTCGTGCAACATTGCACCGCCTTTCATGTTAAATAGACTCTCATAGATAGTCTTAGGATAAGCATCCGGTGCACTAGGCTGGGCCACAATGTCGACTGTTATAATATCAAAGTCAGATACTTTACCTGACTCATTTACATTACCACTGCCTCTACTGCTCACGCCTAGCTTCGCACCTGCTTTTAACAATGCTTTCGCTATGTTACCCATCGGTGTATCTATGATTTTTAATTTGCCTAGTCCATTAGCGTCATCACAATGCATTTCTGTAATGATATGACTTACTCTATCTAAGTTAATTTGTAACTCTTCTGGGTGATCTAACTCGCCCATTACAGTTTCACCTTCACCTAAACGGTTACGAACACTCTCTACAGCACGTTGGATCTCATCTTTAGGATATACTCTTCCATTTTGATTTTTTACATCGCCTTGAATGAATAATCCTTGCATGAAAAGGTCTTTACCGTCTTGTGACTCCATAATCTGCACATTAGCAGCACTTGGACTCAAATATTCGTATAGCTTTCTGGATTGCATCTTAATTTATTCTCCTACTTACGCCTTTTTAGGCTCAACTTTAATGTTGTCTGTAGGTGTGTGATCTTTTGCACTTTCGCCTTTAACACCTTCGCTACCGTCTTTTGCTTTTACTGGTGAACCAGCGCCTGCTACTTTAGTTGCTTTTGGTGCTTTAGTTAAAGGTGACTCGGATGAATCTGCTTCGCCTGCTTTAGGTGCTGCAACATTATCAGATAACTTAGTTGCTTCTTCAACAACTTCGTCTTCTTCTTCAATTGCTTCTTCTTCAGATTCTTCAACTGCTTCTTCGTCATCTTCAGTTGCTTCATCTAAATCATACTCAACACTTTCAAGATCAAGTTCTGCTTCTTCTTCGTCGCCTAACTCAGCTTCTGGCTCATCACCAGCTGCCATTAATGCGTCAAATTCTGCTTTTAATGATTCTAATTCGTCTGCGATATCTTCGACTTTGTCTTCTAGGTCTTCTTCACCTTCTGACTCATCTTCACCTTCTTCGTCTGACTCTTCGTCACCGAAAGGCATTTCTTCGCTTTCTTCGTCGTCGTCTTCGCCGATTTCATCTGCTTGGACTTCGTCTTCGTCTGAAGTAATATCATCTTCAAAGTCATTACTTTGATCGATAACTTCAGTCACTTCTTCTTCCTCTACCTCTTCATCAAGAAGGCTTTCATATTGCTCACGGGCTTTGTCTACGACATACTCGTGTAACAACTCTTCGGCTTTCTCATTTTCTTCAGCAAGGAGAAGTTCTAATATTGATTCTAACTTCTTAGACATTGTGGCCTCCTTAATTGTTTATAATGCAAACTTACGCCAATAAGAATTGCATGATTACCATTTACTTATAGCAATCTATTAAATTTGTGTTATAATGGTGTTTTTTTGGTACCAAAACAGTCATATAATGACTTTTCTGGTCAAATGTGGGTGTGATTACAACGTTGGCTCTTCGCCACCTGCTTTGTACATAACTTTTACAAA